AGGGACCTCTAGCCCAGGTGGCGGAACTGGTAGACGCGCTAGATTCAGGTTCTAGTGCCCGAAAGGGCGTGGAAGTTCGAGTCTTCTCCTGGGCACCACTTCGCAAAAATAACTTTGATCTCATTAGTCTTTCTGGCCTTTCGCCCGCACCTGATAGCCAGGTGCGGGAATAGATGTTGCCAGCTTGTCCATCGCCAGAGCGGCGAGGCGTTTCCTGTCGGCGGTGCGCGTGTAGTGCGCGGCCATCTTCGCATCGGTCCAGCCGAAGATCGCCATTAGCATTGCCTCGGTCGCGCCATTGTCGGCCGCGCGGGTCGCGGCGATCTTGCGGACGCCGTGAGCGGAGCCGGGAACGCCAGCCGCCTTGCACGCGGCCTTGAACATGTTGCCGAAGCTCTCCTTGGTGAGCGGTCGGCCATTCTCGCCAACGATGAAGGTGAGATCGCCGCAAGGTCCGGCATCAAGGGTCTGTTGCAGCACCGGCAAGAACGGCAACGCAACCTCGACGGTCAATCCGCTCTTTTCGGTCTTGAGGGTCGCCACGCCGTCTCGGACGTGCTGGCGACCTAACCGGACGGCATCGCCACTGCGAAGGCCGGTATAGAGCAGAACGTCGAGCCATACCCGGCGGCCTGTCCTGGTAGAGCGTTCGACACGGCGACGGGATAACCCCCCATCGCGTTCGGACCGTCCATGAGATAGCCGGCGGCGCTGTCTTCCGCCTTGAGCGTGGCGCGGAGCTTGCGGACGGCTTGGCTATTCATAGCCCAACCCATCGCGCCGATCTCTGCGTTTGCGCCCTGCACTGAGGCGATGAAATTCAGGACCGCTTCCCAAGTCGGCGTTGCGAACGTGACTTGCGCGACGCCGCTCTGCTCGACCACGCCGTCCGGCTCATTGGACCCGCCGCCGATCAGCGCGGCATGATCAATCGCGTTTGCGATCACGGCCACGAGATCATTCCGCACGATGTTTTCAATCGAGGGAACGGCGTTGATAAAGAGCTTGCGGGTATAGGACGCGATGCTTGCGACCCTCTTGGGCGAAAGCGAAACGTCCGCGAAGGTGGCTTTGCTATCGGTGATCGAGGCATCCTCGGCGAGCCATTGCACGCTTGCGCTTGCGGTCTGTTTCGGAATGTCCTGATCGCCGACCAGGCCGTCGAGCACAGTCGCGCCAAGGCGCTGCACGATTACGGCATTGCGGAGCGTGTCGATAAAGAGATCGCCCCGGTGCGTTTCGGGATAGAGGGTTGCGCCGCCTGTCGTGTTCAAAACGTTGTCGCCGAAGGCGCGGCGCTCAACTTGAAAATACTCGTCGGGGATCAAAACATTCCCCTTCGCCTTGCGACCGATCCGGCGCTCCGTCTCGGCGCTGATCTCGCGCTCGAAACCGGCATCGACGCCGTGATCACCAATCGCGGAACGGATCGCCTTGATCACGGAAAAGGATCGCGCCCTTTCCTCGAAGCGACCGTCGCCGCGTCCGGTATGCAGAACGGCGGGCGCGTTGCGCTCTGCCTCTGCGAGATCACGCGCCCGCTCGATCTTGCGGTCGAGCGTGGCGATCTCGCCCTTCAAACCCTTGAAGCGTTTGTCTTCGGTTTCGGAAAGGTCGCGGCTCTCACCTTCAGCCGTTTCGGTGAGGGACCGCATTTCCTGAACGGCCTGAGCGCGGGCCTCTTGCAAGTCGGAAAGCTTCAGCATGCCAAAATCTCCATCAATGGGACAGCGGCGTCTCCCGACGGCGCTTATGTGCACAATGAGCATGACCATATGTGGTGGTTTATTTCAAGGTAAAGCTACAAGTCCGTACTCCTGACGTTCTCGCGCTAATCGACCGCTTCCCGCGCTGGGGCTCACGCATGCTGTCGAGAAATTGTCTCAACGCCCAGGTCATCAAGCTGTGACGCGAGGACGCTATCACCACTAATGGCACTGTTAAGGCCCTGTCCGCGCGGTTTAGCTCCAACAACGCGGCTCGGGGCATTCTCCTTGCTTCGTTGTCGGACGGCCTCCCTTTTTGGAGAACCTCTTTGGGCCCAATCTTCAAGTTGGGTTGCAACTATCCCGCGCTTTGTGCTAAGATACTCTTTGTACTGACAGGAAACTCGTTGTCTGATAGGAAAATTTGCGGGTTTGTCGAGGATACTGCTCCTAAATTGAAGCCCCAGTCAGGACCAAAGCGGGCCTGTTTTAAACCGAGCGGCCTCACTTTGAAGCGGCAGGAACTATCGCAGGAAGAGTGGGAATTATCACAGACGCAAATACAGCGACGAACCAAAATCTCCCTCAACTCAAGATCATCTTGAGCACGCAACCGGAGGAGGAGAAGATGGGTCCTTACATTGTTTTTCGTGATCAGGGTCAATGGGCAGTCAAGAAAGACTGCGTGCATTACGGACCGTATCCGACACAAAGAGATGCTATCCGTGCTGCCGTGGAGGCTGCACACGCGGCGGGCCTAAAAGGACTTGATGGCCAAGTCGTGCTTCAGGATCAATTGAAGATCGAGTGGACCTACGAAAAAGACCCGTATCCGCCGCAAAGCTCAGACTACCTCTGAGCTGATCCTCAAGAACGTCCGGTTACTTCAACGGTGAGTAAGCCTCTCGTCCCGTAGATGCTCTGTCTCTTAGAGGGCGTCCGCGCCGCCGATCCTATCGCCATCGCGGCGGCGACAAGGCCGTCGATCCTTCCGATAGACCGATCGTTCGCCAACTTGCGATTGCCAGCGGGATCGCTCACGGCGACGGCGTTTGCGACGCACCAATTCAGGATCGGGTGATCGGGATGGCGAAGCTCGCGTCGGAGCACGAGCGTTTCCGTGGCCGACAATGCTGGGGCCATGTCTTTCCAGCCCTGCCCGAACTCGACCATGTTGAGGCTCAAGCCCTCGTCCGCCATAAGTCGCTGAACTAATGCCATGCCCCAACGATCATAGGCGACCGCCTCGACCTTGAACTCGGACGCGATCTCGCCAAGACGATGCACCACAAAGCTCTTGTCGATGGCGCGGCCCGGTGTCGTTTCAAGGAAGCCCGTCCTGGCCCATGTCAGATACGGCACGCGATCTCGCCGCTCCGCCTCGGCGAGCGCGTCGGCGGGCGACCAAAACCAACAGAGCAAATTGCCGGTGTCGGGGAAGAAGGCGGCGAGCGCGGTCAAGTCCGTGGTGCTCGAAAGGTCGAGGCCAAGGTGGCATCGCGCCCCGGCGAGATCGGAGGGATAGGTCGCCCTGCACAAGTCCCAATCGACGCGATTGAGGAAGCGGCTGGCGGCATCAATCGGCTGGTTGAGATACAGCAAGCGGAAGCTCGCTTCGCGCGCCGGAAGGCGCTGCGCTTGATCCGCCGCCACGCGCATTTCTTCGAGCGAGCGGAAATCGGCAAGCGCGGGATTGCAAGCGCGCCACGTCGCCTCGGACCACGGATCGGCGTCGGGCGGCGCGCTGTAAATGATTGGCAGAAAATAAGGGTCCGGGATCTCGCCGTCGCGGCATTGCTCGCCGTAGCGGACCAGCTCGGACATTAGGTGCGCCGGGTCCGGCGACATGGTGCTGATCACGATTAGAAGCGGCTCGGCGTGCGCGCCGCAACCCGTCACCAAGTTTTCGTAAAGCTCACGGCCGTGCCATTGGGCAAGCTCGTCACAGACCACAAACACAGGCGACAGGCCGTGCGCCTTGCGCGCGTCGCTCGACAGGGCCGCGTAGGTGCTGCCCGTCTCCGCGTCTTCAAGCTCTTTCGTGAAGGTCCGCACGTTCACGCGCGCGGCAAGGTGCTGTGCTCGTTGCTCATCACGAGCGCGACCATTTCGCGCATGATCAGGGCGGCTTGGTTTCTGTCGGCGGCGGCCGAATAGACTTGCCCGCGCGAGATCGCCTCGGGTCCGCACAGGTGACAGAGCGCGAGCGCCGCGGCGAGTTGCGTCTTGCCGTTCTTGCGAGGGATCGCCACGAGGGCTTGCCGCACCTTGCACTTGCCGTCCGCGTCCGTCGCGTAGATCGCTTCGATGATCTTCCGCTGCCACGGTCGCACCTTGAACTTGCGCCCCGCATGGACGCCGCTCGTGATCTTGCGGCTTTCGATGAAAGAGATCACGGCACCGGCGCGGGTGAGGCCCTTCCGCGTCCAGGCGGGCTTGCGCTTGCGCTTCGGTGGCGCGGGAAGCGGTCGCGCGTTTCTGCCTCTGAGGCCCATGATTTTTTCCTAAATCGGTTTTGACTTACCCCGCCGGTCTACGCGGCGAGATCGTGGAGATTGATCCGGCATCCGCCCCAACAGTTGCGCGAGATGCACGATCTCGACGCTCGTGCTTTCATCGGGCGGAAGGCGATCACGAAGCACGTCGATCTCGTGCCTCAGAGCGCGGGGATCAGTGAAGCGGCCCACGTTGCTCGACGTTCCAAGGGTGCAGGGGATCGAGCGGATAGCCGTTGCGGTCGCACCCTCGATGCTTCGGCGGTATCCAGTGAAGCCCGGCGCGCTCGCACCCTGTCTTCTCAGCGTGGCAAGGGCGACAGAGCGATTGCAGGTTGGTGCGCTCGCGCTTCGCCCCGCCTTGACTGATCGGCTTGATGTGATCGACCAGGGTAGCGGGGCGCTCGGTGCATCCCTGGCAGTTAGGCTCACGCCGCAACTGTGCGGCCGCGATCTTCTGCCAGTTGGCGGTCGAGTAGAAGCGGCCGCTCATCATGCGCCCCATACGCGGAAGCCCGCCAAGAGGCGCGTGACGTGCATGGGCGCGGTATGCCAGCCCGTCTCGGCGATGGGCGTCCTGTTATCATACCAGTGCGCCACCAGGCTTGATGGCGAGCTTGGCGCGCGCCGGCACGTTCGCCGCGTAATCGACGGGGCTGTCTTCGGTCGCTTCATAGCCCGCCACGAAGCGGACGCGCACGGCGTTCACGGTTTCCTTCGTCGCGGGCCATCGGCCCTCGCTCGGCATAAGCCATCCGGGTTGCGAGACTGTATCGACCTCATAGCCGGACGCCGACAGAACGATCTCTAAGCCGGTGTCGGGTGAGACATAGTTGACGCTCTCGACCGCGTGCAGCGGCGAGATCGGTAGCC